CCGCTATGGAACGTGAACAACTGCAAGCTAAAGTTGCTGCAGCTAATCCCGTTCCTGGTGAAGTTAAACAACCAAGTAATAGTAAAAAATAAGTATTATGAATAAATCAGGTATACATATTAAGAAAAAGAACAAGGGCAAATTTACATCCAGCGCTAATAAAGCTGGTATGGGTGTGCAAGCATTCGCTAGCAAAGTACTAGCTGCACCTAAAGGTAAATATAGTTCTACTCTTAGAAAAAGAGCCAACTTCGCTAAAAACGCTGCAGGCAATTTAGCCATAAGGGTTAGTAATAAGCTAGCAAACAGTATGGAATTATCTACTGATAAAATTATTTAAAAATGAAAGAGACACAAAATATTGAAAGTCCGCTGTCATTGCTTGATCAAGCACAAAGTTCAATGTTCGGTCCTCATAACAATCCTGATGAAGGTGTTACTAAGGTTGACGAACAAGACGATGATGATAGTGTAGCAGATTTAAATCCAAAACCTAAAGATCATGACGAGGAAGAAATTCCAGATGATGTTAAGGGTAAATTGGATGGAAAGCCCGATGAAGACGTTGAAGATGACGATGATGACGTTGAACCGGAAGATAAGAAAAAGAAAAGTACATCTACTAAAGATGATGAAGAAGATGAAGAAGTTGAAGACGACGATGAATCTGAGGATGACTCAGATGATGAAATCGATCCTGCTGAGTAGGAAGAAGTCTCAAGTTTTTTTGACGTATTTGCTGAGGCATTAGGAGTAGATGTAGATGAGGATAATAAACCAGACACGATTGATGGATTAACAAAATGGGTACACGATCTTATAGATGAGAACTCAACACCACAATATAGTTCAGAAGAGGTTAAAAACTTAGACGATTATATAAAAGCTGGCGGTAAGTTTGAAGATTATTATAATAAAGCTCAACAAGAGGTTGATTATAATAATATAAATCTAGAAGATGAGGAGAACCAAAAGTCCGTTGTTCGCGATTATTTAAAGAAGACTGGTTATTCAGATTCACAGATAAGTAAGAAACTTGAAAGATTTGAAGAAGCTGGATTACTTGAAGACGAAGCTAACGATAGTTTAGATAGATTAAAAGACATTACAAAACACGAGAAAGAAACTACTCTAAAAGCTCAGGAAGAAGCTAAAAATCAACAAGTAAAGCAACAACAAGAATTTTATCAAGGTATTACTAATGATATCGATCACTTGACTACTGTTAGAAATGTTAAGATACCAAAAGAAGATAGACCTAAACTTAAAGAATATTTGTTTAAGGCTGATTCTACTGGCACAACACAATATGCGAAAGACTGGTCGAAAGATATCAAAAAGAACTTAATTGAATCTGCATATTTTATGATGAAGGGCGACTCGTTATTAAAATCCGCTTCAAGAAGTGGTGAAACGTCGGCCGTTAAAAAACTCAGGCAATCATTTAAAACATCAAAAGGAAACAAATCTCAAGATGCAGTTTCCGACAAACAACCTACGCCAATATTAGAGGCAGCGTCAGCGCTATTTGGTCGTAGCAAATAATTTAATTTATAATGGAAAATAATTTTCTAAACAATTTACAGTTATATAGAGGTAAATGGTTTTCAGATCTAGTAGATGAGAACATGCTGTCTAATGCATTGTTAACTCGTCCTCACGAAGTATCTAGTGTAATATCTTATATTTTCGGTACAAAGGATCAGGATTACGGATCTACAATTGATTTCTTGACAGGCGGTCTTGGTAAAACAATGATCATTGATCAACGTCAATATGAATGGAACGTACTTATTGATACAGATCGTGCAGTAAATATACGTTGGGCAAAATGGAATGGTGTAGATATCACTACTTCTAATGCTGGCACAGTAACTCCTGGATTAGGTAATACGCCTATCTTGTTAGCTCTTGAAGATAAATGGTTCGGTACAGGTGCAATAATTGAATTCGATAATAAAGAGTTCTAGGCACGTGTTCAAGGAACTCCTTATCAAGATGGTGCTGATTGGGTATATACAGTTGTATTGGCTGATGGTCAAGCTAGTTCTTTTATCCCTGGTGAATATTTACTTGGTGGTAGACAGGTATCTCGTTTAGGTTCAGCTTACGAAGAGTATTCTGATGAGGCAGATATCATAAACTATAACACACAGGTTAAATTGCGTAACCATTTGACTACTGTCCGTATGTCTTATGACATTACTGGTGCAGCTTATTCTACGGTATTAGCTATTGCTTTGCAAGATCCTGCTACTGGTAAATCTTCTTATTTATGGAGTGATTATCAAGAGTGGAAAGCTATGCGTGAATGGAATAAACGTATGGAACGTCAATTGATCTATTCTAAATATAATGCTAACGCTGATGGTACTACATCTTTGATGGGTTCTAACGGTCGTCCAGTTTATATTGGTGCTGGTCTATTGCAATAGATTTGTCCTGCTAACCGTCGCTATTATACCAAACTTACAGCTGAATTACTTGAGGATTTCTTATTTGACTTGTCTTATAACATTCTTGGAGCAGCTGAACGTAACTTCGTTGCACTTACCGGTGAAATGGGTATGCGTGAATTTGATCGTGTATTGAAAGAGAAGGTAGCTAACTTTACTTTGGTTGATACTAAATTTGTTACTGGTTCAGGTCAGGAACTTACTTTGGGTGGTCAATTTACTACTTATAAGATGACTAATGGTATAACTATTACGTTGAAACATTGTCCTCTTTATGATAATATCGTTTACAATCGTCAGTTACATCCGATTACTGGTAAACCATTGGAATCTTATCGTTTCACATTCTTGGACTTCGGTTCTAGAGACGGTGAACCTAATATTGTAAAGGTTGTACGTAAAGGACGTGAATTTGTTCAATGGTATACAGGTGGTTCTGTAGCTCCAGGTTCTGGATATTCTAAATCAATAACAACTATGCGTTCTAACTCTCGCGATGGTTACCAAGTACACTTCTTAGGTGAAGTTGGTATCATGGTTAGAGATCCTAGAGCTTGTGGTGAATTGATTTGCGATGCTGTTGAAGCAACAGATGATGAAGCAGCTTAATAAATAATAACATAATCTACACAGTGCGCGGTG